GTTCTGGGACATCGGCAACAGCGACGGCACGGCGATTTGGTTCCATCAGCGCATCGGCTTTGAGGACCGCTTCATCAACTTCATGGAAGGCTGGGGCGAGTCGTACAGCCACTACGTCCAGAGGATGCAGGCCACCGGCTATGTCTGGGGTGTGCACTACCTGCCGCACGATGCCGCGCACAAGCGCCAGGGCAAGTTCAACAACCAAAGCCCCGAGGACATGCTGCGCGAGCTCATGCCCAGCAACGACTTCGCCATCGTGCCACCGGTGCCTGAGATCATCTTGGGCATCCAGAAGACCCGCGACAAGTTTGGCTCGATGTTCTTTGACAAGGACAAGTGCGCGCTCGGTCTGGCGCATTTGGGTAACTACAAGAAGACATGGGACCGGGCCCGCAGCGCCTGGAAGATTCACACCCCCAGCAAGATTGACGGCCACTCGGAGGCCGCAGACGCCCTGCGCCAGTACGCCCAGGGCTACGAAGCCCCGCGACTGATCGAAGGCAAGAGCAAGACACCGCGCAACTGGCGCGTTTCATAGAGGACAACATCATGAATCCAAGACTGGCCGCTCTATTGGCTGCATCACTCGGAGCATTCGGCTTCCCCGGCAACTTGCCTGGCGGCGGTTCACGCAGCAGCAGTCGCGTTGGCACCGGCCCCGGCTGGACCAATGCCCATGCCAAACGAGTTGCACGCAAGGCCCGTAACGTCAAGCGCCATCGTGCAACTTCGAAGGGCAAGGCATGAGTAGCATTTTGGGCGCCACCGGCCAGAACTGGGTGGAATGTGGCGGCGACCGGACATGGGAGCAGCGCATCAAGGGCGACATCGTGGTCAGCTTTCAATGGCTGGACGTGGGCAAGAAGGAGCCGCAAGCCTGCATGGTGTTGTTTCCGGTGGTGGCTAAGCTCGATGGCGGCGCCTATGCCATCCCCCAGGACAACGCCTACGAGTATTCAGACGCCAGTGGGGGCCCAACACCCTACCTGCTGACGGCGGCCATGAATGCAGCCACCAGCATGGGGTTCTACCCCGACCAGTCGACCGTGTTCCGAATCGTGGACATCATCGTGGACGGCCTGCCTGACCTGATCCGCATGCCAAGCGACCAGCCGGGACATTTGGACCTCAAACGCGCCATTCATGGCATTGAAGCAACGGCCAAAGTCAATGGCAACATCATCCACCAGGAGCTTATCTAATGTTCGGCCCATCACCAGACGAGCCCGTCGATGTCAACAAGATGCCTGACAAGCAGGTCATCAACCCTGACTCGCCATCCAATGCCAACGAGGACACGCACAAGCGCCATGCCACGTTGATGACGACCCTGCGTGACGAGCGCGACCTGCAGGGCGAAGAACGCTTGCAGATGGCCATCGACCACGACTACTACGACCACTTGCAGTGGCGCGAGGAAGACGCGCAACTGCTGATGGACCGGGGCCAGGCGCCACTGGTGTTCAACGAGTCACGCCAGACGATTGACTGGGTGTCAGGCATGCAAAAGCGCATGCGCATGGATGAAACCGTGCTGCCACGCGAGGAAGCAGACCAGACCAGCGCCGAAATCAAGAGCAAGGTGTTCAAGTACATCAGCGATGCCAATCTGGCGCAGTGGCACGAGTCGAAATCCTACAAGCAGATGGTGATCGGCGGCTTGGGCTGGCTGGAAGAAGGCATCAACACCGACCCGGGCGCCACGGTGGTCTATTCGGGCTCAGAGGACTGGCGCAACGTGTACCGCGACTCGCGTTCCCGTGCCTTTGATCTCAAGGACGCGCGCTACATGTTCCGGCGCAAGCAGACCGACCTGGACTATGCCATTGCCCTGCTGCCCGATGCCCGCCAACATTTGGTGCAGCAGGCCGGTATCTCGGATGTGGAGCACGGCGCAGCCAATGGCGATGATGTCTGGTACTTGGGTGAGCGCCTGACCGGCTCGACCGACATGGTGGGCGGCAGCAGCCTCGGACACCAGTTCCGCGACCGTTCGGCCTACATTGGGGGCTCGGAAGTGAAGGACTCCGGCCGGCGCTTGTCGGTGAATCTGATCGAGGCATGGTATCGCGTGCCAGAGGCTATCAAGGTCTTTGCCAGTGGCCCCCAGCGCGGCAAGGAGTTCAACCCGAAGAACCCGGGCCACATCCAGCTTGAAACCGATCGCTGGAAGATGTATTCAGCCGTGACCCAGCGCATGCGCGTGATGATTGCCACTGAAGCGGCGCCTTTGTGGGACGGCAAGAGCCCCCTGCGCCATCAAAACTTCCTGTTGGTGCCCATCTGGGGCTATCGCCGGGGCCGCGATGGCATGTGCTACGGCTTGATGCGCGGCATGCGTGACATCAATGACGACATCAACAAACGCGCCTCCAAGGCCATCTATGCGGCATCGAGCAACCGCATGGTCTATAAAAAGGGCGCATTCAAAGACATCGAGTTGGCCAGGCAGGAGGCGGCGCGACCCGACATGGCGCTTGAAGTGGATCACCTGGAAAACGTGAAGTTCGAGAAGCCAACTGCCGACATGGCGATGAACTTTGAGTTGCTGTCCTTCGACCGTGAAATGCTGCGCAACGTGGGCGGCGTGACCGATGCCAATCTGGGGCGCGACTCCAATGCGATTTCAGGCAAGGCCATTGGGCTACAGCAGGATCAGGGCTCACTCACCACCAGCGAACTGCCCGACAACCTGCGCCTGGCCAAGCAACTGGCCGGCAAGCTGCGCCTGTCTCACATCGAGCAGTTCATGACCGAGAAACAGGTGATTCGCATCGTGGGTGAAGGCCAGCCGATTGAATGGGTCACGGTGAACGACCAGCAGGAAGACGGCACCACGCTCAACGACATCGCCAACAGCGAATGCGACTACATCATCGGTGAACGCGACTACCGCGAAACCTACGCCCAGGCCGCCCTGGAGCAAATGATGGAACTGCTGGGCAAGATTGCCACCTATGCCCCGCAAGTGGTCATGAATGTGCTGGATTTGGTCATTGATTCAGCAGAAATCAAGAACAAGGACGAGTGGGTAGCCCGGATTCGCAAGCTCAATGGCCAGCGCGACCCGACCAAGGCACCGACGCCCGAAGAAACGGCCCTGATGCAGAAGGACAACGCCGACAGCGCACGCGCCAAGGAGATCCAGTTGGAGACGCTGCAGGCCGGTCTGGACAAGCTGCGCGGCGAAGTCTCCAAGCTCGACACCGAGAGCATGCTGAAACGGGTTGAATCCATGTTCAGCGCCCTGCAGGCCGCGCAAGTGGTGGCGATGAACCCGACCGTGGCGCCAATTGCCGACACCATTGCCCAGGGTGCAGGCTTCAAGGACCAGGCCGGGCAAGACCCGAACATTCCGCAACCGGCCGCACCCGTGGCGCCTCAAGTGGAATTAGTTCCACCGCAAGACCCGATGCAGCAGGGCATGGACCCAACCATGACCGAGCAGGCACCCCCGGACAGCGCCACCGGACTCGCTGGCATGCAGCAAGGCATGCAAACCCCCACTGGCGCCGACAACGGCCCGGCGATGAATTAACCAACCCGAGGAAAGCACCATGAAAACCTATATCGGAACCAAGATCATCCAAGCGACGCCCGAGTCAAAAGGCCCACTACCTCATGGCGAGGAAGGGTATGCGGTGGTTTATGAGGACGGCTATCGCAGCTGGTCACCCAAAGCGGCGTTCGAGGCAGCTTACCGCGAGTGTGACGCGATGCCATTCGGACTGGCCATCGAAGCCCTGAAAAAAGGCTTCAAGGTGGCCCGCGCTGGATGGAATGGCAAGGGTATGTGGCTTGTGCTGGCTAGCGGATGGAACGCACAGCTTCAAGGGACTTACACAACACACGCTCTGAACATGCCTGACGACTGGGTTGGCTATGCGCCATTCATTGCCATGTTCACAGCAGACAAAGTTCTTGTCCCGTGGCTGGCATCACAGACCGACATGCTGGCCGAAGACTGGTCAATCGTATAACCCCAAACCCAATCAATCAACCAAGGAAATCACCATGAGCACCACTATGCGCGCCAAACTTCAAGTCAGCTTCGTGCACCAGTATTTCAGCGATGCGGAGCGAACCACAGTATCACAGGAAGGCTTGACCATGCACGCGGTCTGCGCCACCAAGTACGAGGGCGAGGACGCCGACGAAGACAACACCTATGCCCGTTACTCCCCGAGTGCCAACCTGACGATCAACATTGCCAACCCGGATTTGTTCGGCAAATTCAAAGTAGGCGACAAGTTCTACGTCGACTTCACACCAGCAGGAGCACAAGCATGAAAATAGTTGAACCAACCTATGAGCAGGACATCGAGCAAGAGATTCAAGCCAAAGGGCTGACCGCACCGCGCGTGACGCCTGCTGACATCGAGGCGAATATCGTCTGTGAGAACTACTTTACGGCCGAACATGGCGCGCATGCAGCCTTTCAGGATGGCGATGGAGACCCGCCGCGCTACGATGGCCCACTGTCTCTACTGACCTTCTGCGTCCTGACTCTGAAGAACGGATTCACCGTGACCGGCGAGTCTGCCTGCGCCAGCCCGGCCAACTTCAATGCCGAGATTGGCAGAACGATTGCCCGCGAGAACGCCATCAACAAATTGTGGCCATTGATGGGCTACGCCCTCAAAGAGCGACTGGCCAACTGACATGACAACCATCGCATGGGACGGACACACGCTGGCTGCTGACAAGCGCAGTTGCACTGGAACGCTGATTTACACGGTCACCAAGATTTACCGCGTGCGCGGATGTCTGGTAGCAGGCGCTGGCGACTTTGATCGGATTCAGGAGGCGGTGGCATGGTTTGCGGCTGGCGCAGACCCAGCCAAGTTGCCACCATTCCAGCGTGACAACAACGACTTTGTTGGGATCATAGTGATTCAGTCAGACAAAACGATATTGCGATATGAGCGCGGCCCATTCCCCTTCAAAGTTGAATCACCGTTCTACGCAATGGGTAGTGGGCGCGACTTCGCTATGGCTGCCATGCACTTGGGAAAAACTGCCAGCGAGGCAGTTGAGGTTGCGATGGCGCTTGACTCTGGCTCTGGAAACGGAATCGACACACTTACCTTGGCTGATGCGGCCAATTAACAAATTACCAACCCTGAAAGAAAACCATGACACTCGACATCAACGAAACCGAACTGGCTTCCCTGACCGCACAGGGCTACACCGAGCAGGACTTGAGCATGCTGGCCAAGTCCGAGATTGCCGCTTTGCTGGACGTGCCAGCCGACGATGCTGGAACAAGTTCCACGGACCCGCATGCCGGCGCCGCGGCTGATCAGGATGCCGCCAATGTGGCCGCTGCCGCTGCCAATGCTGCCGTGGAGGCCGAAGCGGCTGCTGCTGCCCAGACCGCACAAGCCAATGCCCCGTTTGTGCCCCAGTACAGCGCCGAGGTGCCCGCCGATGCCAAGGAGCAGATTGCAGCGCTCAAGGGCGAGGACAGCACGGCTTTCAAGAAGCTGATGGACGGCGAGATTGACGCCGATGAATACAAGCTGGTGAAGGACCGCACCGAGGCCGCGATTGACGAGCTTAAAACCAAGGCCATGACCGCCAGCATCTTCGAGCAGGTCAATGCCCAGGCCGCAGAGCAGAACGCACGCGCCGAATGGTCACGCTCGGAAGCCGCTGCCTTCAATTCGTTCAAGGCCGAGGGGCTGGATTACAAGGCGAAACCGGCCCTGCTGGCTGCCTACAACACCAACCTGAAAGCCTTGGGCGCCGACCCCAAGAACGAGAACCGCGATGCCCCGTGGTTCCTGGCCGAGGCGCACCGGTTGACCAAGGATGATCTGGGTTTCACGCCGGCTGCAAAAAAACCTGCACCCACCCCCCGCAATGGGGTTGACCCATCTGAAATGCCGCCGACACTTCGTAGCGTACCTGTTGCAGCGACTGGTGCAGTCAATGCCGACGAGTTCGCCCACATGCGCAACCTCGAAGGTCTTGAACTGGAGCGGGCGCACGCAAGATTAACGAACGACCAACGTGATCGGTGGATGGCAGAGTGATGAAAGACAGCAATACGTGGTTCGGTGAGGTCCGTACTGGCGAGTCCATCGCCATTGGGGACGGCATCAAGCTGCGGGTTGAGGAAAAGTCCGGGCAACGCGCCCGGATTCGTCTGGACTTCACCAAGCCGACCAGCGTGCAGCGGATTTCGCCAGCAATGGCGACGTTTGCGAAGGCGGGCGTGAAGTAGGTAAAGGCCGAACGGGAGCCTTAATCCCGTCAGTTAGGCCGCGCAGTAGTGCAGCCCTGTGGAAATCTAAACAGGAGCATTATTGCCATGGCACAGACTAAATTTGGGGTCAACGACCCGCAAGAAGTGAAAAAATGGGGCACGGACCTTGCCGTCGCCATCAACCGTGAGAGCTATTTTTCCAGCTCCATGGCCAGCGAGAGCAAACGCGCTCGCACCCCGATTCAGGTCATCACCGACCTGGAAAAAGACGCCGGTCTGGAAGTCACCGTCGATCTGCTGATGCCCATGTCCATGGAGCCCGTGGTTCAGGCCAAGCTCGAAGGCCGCGGCGCCCCGCTGAAATACTTCACCGACAAGCTGCGCATCGACCAGGTGCGCGGTGCGGTGGGGGCCGGTGACCGCGTGACCAGCAAGGCGACGCTGCGCAACCTGCGTGAAGACGCCAAGATCGTGATGAAAGACTGGTGGGCTCGCCTGCAGGATGAATTGCACTTCATCTACCTGTCGGGCGGCTTTGGCAACTACGGCGGCACCGGCTATCTGTGGACCGCCGCCAACGCCATGTTC